CTTATCAACGGTCCTGCAAAAGTCTTTTATCCACCCTGGCAGTTGGACCGATATGCGGTTTTCTGTTGGTCCAAATATATAAGTGGTGTTTTGGGAAAGCTGAACAATATGGCTTATGGCAACGTGGTAGACTACATCAAGAAGTGCGGGATTTCCTACCCAAACGATCTGTCCGCGAGGGAAGTATGAAAATATTCATGACGAGCAACGTTTTCAGCATATCTCGAACGATGTCTTATGGCGGTGAGAGGATCATATTCTATCTGATTGAGGCGTTGGCGCATCGAGGTCATGACGTATATGCCTTTACGCGGGAAGGATCGAATTTCGATGGCGTTCCTATCAAAGCCTATATCCCTGTTGAGCCGATGAACGATAAGTACGATGTCCATTTCAAGGCCGCGTGTGAATATTCGGATAGGACCGGGATAAACCCTGATGTCTACTTTTGCGGTTATTTTGGCAAGGGTGATCCACAAATGTTCGAGAGGTGGCCTTATGCGGAATTGATCTGGTGCCGGTGGTCTCATGCAGGGTTTGAGTTCCAGGTGCCGCCGTTCAATATCGTTTCTTATTCCAATCTGCTTCATCAGGATATGTTGGATAGCGGTATCAAGACGACCATGATTCATTATGGATTGCCGCAGGATCTTTATGCCTTTCAGCCGGACAAAGAGGACTATGTAGTTTGGCTCGGGAAGGCTGAAAGCGGCAAAGCGCCTTGGATAGCGGGGGAGCTGGCAAAGACTACAGGGACGAAACTGGTATATATGTGTCCGCCATATAACACGGGAACTATGTGGGACCAAGTGTTGCCGTATGTGGACAATAGGCAGATATTTTGGGTGCGCGGCGTTGATGACAAGATGAAATACGAGATCATGAGCAAAGCCAAGTGCCTGCTTTATACCAATGATAGCTCATGGCGGGAACATGCAGGGATTATCATGCTTGAGGCTATGGCGATGGGAACGCCGATTATTGGGATGAGCATGGTTCAAAAGCCGTGTTCTGTAGAGACGGACAAGTTTGTTAAGGACGGCGTGAATGGATTTGTTCTGCATTACAAGTCCGATAACCTGGCTGAGATCCTGAATGAAGGCATACCACTTTTGCAGCGTATCCATGAGATTGATTCTGCTGAGTGCCGAAAGCAATTCGATGAGAGGTTCACCGCTGATCTAATGGCAAAACGGTATGAATGGATGTTTGAGAGGGTTGCCAAAGGGGAAAGGTTTGGCGATGCGAGGGTTCCATTTTGATCTTTGACGCTCAGATAGAAACCAGAGACATGGGTGACGCAAGGGTTTTGGCGTATCTGCGTGAAAACGCATTCACGAACTGCATTGATATAGGTGGTGTTCAGAGGCCGTGGGCCGCAAAGCATGTATCCACCTACGTTGATTTAGTCCGTCCTGAGCAATGGGGGAACAGATATCCCGGTATGTATGATGCTTGTCCTGAAATTTGGGATGCACAAATTATCAACCGGGACTGCGAGAAGGATGAAACATGGGACGTCCTGATATCTATCGTTGGCGATTACGGCAAATTCGATTTTGCGATCAGCGCTCATATGCTGGAACATTTATGCGATCCTGCTAAGTTCCTTGAAAGGTTGCCGTTGATTGCAGATCAAGGGTATATCGGTGTCCCGAACAAGATATTTGAGTTAGGCAGAGGACGTGAGTTCTCAGATGATGGCATGGCAAGATGCGGTCTAAATGGCAGTTATCGAGGGGCATTTCCTCATAAATGGATCATTGACATTAAGGACGGGGTTGTTTGGCTGTTCCCTAAACTTGGCGCTCTTGAATATGTTGATTTTAGATGGGAAGACAAGCTGCACCATTATGAGCCATTGGACTACGGACAACTAAGTTTTTTTTGGCGGGATGAAATCCCTTTCCGCATGGTGACTGATAAGGATATTGGGTTCCCTGATCCGCAGATCGGGGTTGAGTTCTATCGGAATAATTTGGAAGGTGGCCTGTTATGAAAAAACTGGTTGGGTTGTCTCTTTTGAATACCACAAACGTGGGGGATTTGGTGCCAAGTCCTTTAAGCTACTTTAAGTTCCCTATCCCGTCCGAGAAAGTATGCGTTTCGGCCTATGACATATCTGAGGTGAGTGGAAAGTTTATTATCTACGGTGGTGGTGGCCTCTTGCATCTTCCTGCACCTGACTACTATGGCGGCATTATGCAATTCCTGGAAGAAATATGCGATTTGAGCCAATGGCTCGTGTCCTGGGGTATCGGCCATAATGTCCACTATAGTAAAGAGATCAATTATCCCCAATCGTTTCTGAAAAAGTTCATACTGCATGGCGTCAGGGATTTTAACCAAACCATTCTTCCGGTTGTCCCTTGCAGCAGTTGCATGAGTCCGTTGATCCATCACGACTATAAGATTAAGCAGGACATCGTGGTAATTGGTCACAAATTGGATGCTTTCACAGGCTATCCTACGATGGTCGTGGACAGTGGCATTAGTATGCAAGAGGCTATCGAGTTCATTAGCAGTGCCTCATTGGTCGTCACCAATTCATATCATGGCGCGTATTGGGGTCTTTTGCTCAACAGAAAGGTGGTCGTCTTTAATCCCATGTCCACCAAATTCTACGGGTTGCCTACGGATATTATTCTTTCATCTATAGACCATTGGCAAAAGGATATGTTGAAAGCGAAACCGAATAAGGGGTTCTTGGCGAAATGCCGCAAGATGAACCGAGACTATCATAAGCAAGTATGCCAACTGGTAGAGAGGTACAAGAATGAAGCCTGACATTACCCTTGTATTCCCACGCAGTCAATTTTTGCTTGATGAGGCTGTGTTCCCGCCTTTGGGGATCATGTATTTGGCTGCTTACCTGGAAAGGTGCGGGTTCCCTACGCAATGTCTTGATATGGGTGCCGGGGATACATTGGAACAGGTAAACAGCGATGTTGTTGGTGTTTCTATCACAACGCCTCAGAGGTTTGAGGCGTATCATATCGCCTCTACGTTGTCTGGTAAGTACCTCATTGCCGGTGGTCCTCATGCAACGCATATGTCCCTTGAATGTAGGCAGAATGGTTTTGAGTATGTGGTTTGCGGCTATGGTGAGGTCGAGTTGGCGTCTCTGCTGGCTGACATTACCGGGAAAAAGGTTGAGCAACTACCTATAGGGATAGACGACATCCCGTTTCCATCAAGAGACGCAATGGACATCCACCGATATCACTATACCATTGATGGAAAGCCTGCAACACCTATCATGACATCGAGGGGTTGTCCCTTTTCCTGCGGCTTTTGCGGTCGGATCGGCGGTGCTTTTCAAATGCAGTCAGCAGAGAGAACGGTTGCAGAGATAGAGCATGTCCATGATAAATACGGCTTTGAGGCATTTATGATCTATGACGATATTTTCATAGCAAGCAAGGCCAGGTTGAAAGCTATATCGGACATGCTTGGGGGAAAATATACGTTCCGGTGTTTTGCCAGAAGCAACCTTATCAACGACGATATATGCGATTCAATGGCGCGGTTGGGTATAGTAGAAGTCGGTTTAGGTGTTGAAAGCGGGTCTGATGCAGTCCTTTCCAAAAGCATGAAAGGGACTACCAGGGATCAAAATACCCATGCGGTAAAGATGCTGCATGAGCATGGCATAAGAGCAAAGGCATTCCTCATTGTCGGGTTGCCTGGTGAAAGCGATGACACGGTTTGCCAAACGATTGATTGGATAGAGGAAGCGCAACCATACGACATCGACGTGAGCATTTTGCAGCCTATGCCTGGGTCTAAAATATTCCAAGACCCTGCGGCGTGGGATATCAGTTATACCTACAATGGCAAGCCTGGATGGTATAAAGGAACACCGGGACAGTATGAGTGCTGCGTGTCTACCAGTGCTTTGGATGCGGAAAGCATTGTGATTTGGCGTGACCTGATTGAGGACCAGTACAAGAAAAAGGAATTGCTAAGATGACGATCCAGTGGACATGCACCTGCGGTCATAAAAATAAGACGGAATGGACAAAGACTCTTGTATGCGAGAGGTGCAAGAAAGAGGTGGAATGCTTTCAGGTGTTTTGGGAAAGCAAGAACCCTGATGCAAAAGACATTTTAAAGCCGGATGCAAGGTTCATATGCTGACGCTATTTTTTTTGAAAAGTTGCGGTGGTTCGTCTGGATTGCCGCCTGATATGAAACCTTTCGATGCTCTGGATGGTGATATTAAGGTGATCCCGGTTCCTGATGTAGCAGCGATAGCTGCTACCAAAAAGGACAAAGACTGGTATGGCATTTTCTATGATGACGAAACAATGGACCAGGACCTACAAGAGGGTCTGCCGGTGCATCTGAAACTGAATGATGCAGACATCCTGGTTCTTTTCAAAGAAACACGTGATGGCCGGTTTTTCAAGAGTGCCAGGTTCTTTAGAAGCCATGTCCCGATTGATTCGGAAAACATAGTTCCCATAGGCGATCATTGGCAGGTGTCCAAGGTTTTGGACGGGACGATAAAGGATGCTGAAAGTAGAAATTGACCAAGGCGATCTATCCAGGCTCAAGTCCGCGTGTGCCGCATTGACGAGCAAGGTCAAGACTTACGGAATGGACGAGATGCAAAGGCGCTGTTCTGTTGACTATTACCAAGAGGTTGTAGGCAATATCATGAAAATGAACCGTCCATCGCCAGCGTATGTCCCTCGATACAGAACATGGAAATACGAATATGGGTGGCAAGGTTATCCATCGCCGTGGCGGTTGAGAGGCGATCTAGTAGCCAGCCTGACATCGTTCAAGGCTGCTGATGGTGATGGGTGGGTTGGCGGTGTCCCATACGACAAAAAGGACAGTGGCGGGAAGTCCTGGTTTGGAAAGGGTGCCAAAGGACCATCAGGCAAGTCACGATTTATCGCCATGTATGGGACGGTGATGGAATACGGCGGGTCATGGGCTAAAGCTGGCACCCATCCAGCAAGGCCGGTGTTTGAGCCTACTATGAAAGAATACGCTGAAACAGGTTGGGAAAAACGTGCTGACGAGGCTATCCGAGAGTTCGAGCAAACCTGGGGGTAACGTATGCTGCTGATGAACCTGGAACCAAAAGACATCCATGCCACGATTGATATTTCTCTGGCAGAGGTGAAACATATCATAAAGGCTTTGGATTTCGCAGAGGTGAAATACAATGGCAAAGAAGACCCGGATATGGAAGCGGCAGCATCGACACTCTCAGAGTTCTATGACCTGCTTGCCAAGATCGCCAAAGAGGTGGATCGGTGAATAGCATTGCCGTAAGCCAGCGCAAGAGAGCCATTGAGGATATGATTTGCCGAGCTATTAACAATTTTGAGCAAGAGCACTGCGTAACAGTAGATGGGATCAAGATCGGCAGGCTGGATATCGTTGATGGTCTATCTACCTGCACCCATGTTAACATAGCATTGCAGAAGGAGTGGATTCAATGACGGATCTGGACTCTACAGCGAAAGAAAGCAACCTACGCGATTCCATCAAGAAGTATTTCGTTGATAACCTATATACGACGGAAGGGGTAAATGTCTCTTTTGACAGGTACTTATCTACCCCTAATGTCCAGACAAAAGCTACGGATCGGTGGGTGACGGTGAACTTTGGCAATATGTCCATGTCTGATCTATCGCAATATACGCTTGCGATATACTGTTGCACCAGAGCCGATGGCGAGGGGTTCAAGCTGGCTCAACTCAGAGATAAGGTTTTCAAGTATCTTGTTGATACGGCTATGCCGGATGGCATGGCAAGAATACCGTTTTATCGTAGCCGTGCGGATGGTGCATGGACATTGCTTGACGGCGGCATTGTTGTCCAAGGTCCGGTCATTGAAAGCGCACAGTATGAAGCGGACGATGGCACCAAGTTTAAGATTTTGGATATTCGTCTTAGATTCGGGTCAAAGGTGTAACCTTATGTCAGACAAAGCCTTTATTACCTGCGAAAAGTGTGGTAAAAAGCTGATTGAGCGATGTCCGAATGGCTTATGGCATTTCTGCTTTGGGAAAAGAGCCGATGATCCAGAGAATAAGCCTGTTGTCGATATTTTCATACATGGCAACTTGCAGATTAAGTGCCTAAGAAGAACGTGCGGCCATGTGAACACGTTGCAATATTTTCCAATGATGTTTGAGGAGACAGACCCTCCTACCAAATAGTTACCACGCCTTTCAATCGGCCTTTTACATGCCGAATCCTTCAATCGGATAGCATCCGAATAGCATCTCCGACTATATAAATTATTAAGATGAAGGAGGATTTACATTATGGCACGTAAAGGTCCTGTCGCTACCGACACAAGTACCATTGCATTGGGGTTGGCGCAGATTCGCGTTGGCTCATCGTCAAGCAACATCACATCACCTGGTGCGGCTCTTAGCTCGTCTGATTCTATCGGCGCTTTGGCATCCACCAAGTTCATGGGGAATACCGATTGGTATAAGTTGGAGTCTGGTATGCCTCTGATCGAGGATTTTACCACACCCACCCGGGAAGGCGCCTCTCTGGAGTGTGCGTTCAAAGAGATCACCCCCAAGAACCTGGCTCTGGCGCATGGCACCGATGTCTCATCTGGAAGCTATACCGCACATTCGGGTGAAATTACCTTGGGTGGACGTACCTCACCTGCCTACGTCCGTATGGAAGCATACTATGTCTACCCGAACGGCACCAACACCATGACGATCATTTTCCCAAGGGCGCAGGTGTCTGCGAACGTTGAAATGGATCTGGCGGCAGAGGACGCGGCTGCTGTTACCATTACTTTTGAGTCCAAGAACGCATCGTCTGACGTATCTGGCGGCAATGCGGTGTGGGATGACAAACCTCTTGGACATATTATTTGGGGATAACCATTAGGATAATCGTGGCAGGGATGTCCTTGCCACGAAACTACAAACCAACATAGGTATAAGGAGAATGAATCATGTCGGAGAACAATGAGCAGCAGATGTTGAATCCACAGGTTGCGGAAGTCGTTGTTGGCATCCGCAGCCTGCGGAAGGTTACTGTTTACCCGCTTTCTATGGCAGACCAGTTGAAATTGACGGATATGATATCGTCGGCTGTTGTGGAACAAATGAGCAAGCCTGGCGGGAGCGATATTGCTTTGGTCTCGTTTGCGGTTCATATGATGAAAGAGAATCTTGGCAAAATCCTTTCGATGGTGACGGATGAGGATGGCGATGCGTTGATGTCGGAATTAACCAATTTGCAGGCGGCAGAGTTGGCGTCTTTGATCTATGAAACGAACTTTGGTGTTTTAACAAAAAACTACCAGAGCCTCGTCGAGAAACTGAAGAATCTATTTCCTACGGCGAGGCCGTTACCACAGTCTGCGAACGATATCCAAGTTACCGATTAGAGGACTTTTACCGTAAGTCTTATCGTGAGGGTGGTATTACGATTGCTCAGATGGTGGTGTTGTTTGAGCATACCGAGAAACGGCTGATTGAACAGATGAAGTTTAACGCCACCTTGCATGGTGCAAAGGTGGATTGGAATGATAACGGGAAACGATCTACCTGGGGAGACGGCACGTTTGCGCCGAGTAAGCCTAAGAATGCGTTTATGTTTGGCGATCCTGCCGCATATGAGCAGATGCCGATGGAAGAGCGGCAAAAGCTGACGGACAGGATGATGAATCAGCATAAGATGTGGGTGCAGGAGTCGAAGCCTATGGGTGGGAAATTGCCTATAGTGCGTGGAGAGTAGAATGGCAGATAAGCAGATGACACTTGGCGTATTGTTCAA